AAAGAGCAAAGAGGTGAGAAAAAAACAAAAAAGTGACAACAATTTTTTGTGGCCGCAAAAATAATTAAAAAAATGAACTTTGTTGCTTGTTGCCCACTTTGTTGCCAAGATTGTTGCCACATAAACCCTTTATTAATCGTACTTACAATATGATTGGCAACAAAAACTACAATCTTTTCTATATAGAGTATAAAATAAAGGAATTAAAGAGATTAAAGGGTGTAAATACGCGTATATGGAGTATATAAATCCTTTATTTAATAGTCTCTATACGCGCGCGCGAAAAGTTTGTAGCCTTATAAAAATTTGGAGGTAGAGATGTCAGAAAAAGAAATTGAAAATTATCTAGTTAAGAAAATAAAAAATAAAAAGGGGATCGCATATAAATTTACGAGTCCTGGAAACTCAGGAGTGCCAGACAGGCTTTGTCTACTCCCGAATGGAAAAATATTCTTTGTTGAATTGAAATCCCCAGGAAAAAAGCCGAGAGCCTTGCAAGTAAATCAGATTACAAAAATAACGAAATTAGGGCAAAAAGTTTATGTGGTGGATTCCAAAGAAAAGGTTGATGAAGTATTGGAAACTGAACTTTCTAACTGGAAGGAGAATTAAAAATGGAGTTCAAGGCACACAATTATCAGAAATACTGCATCGAGAAAGTTATTGAGACACCAAATACAGGATTGTTACTTGATATGGGACTGGGGAAGACGATTATAACGCTTACAGCAATTGATGAACTTAAATTTAACAGGTTTGAAGTTGACAGAGTTCTGATAATAGCACCGAAGAAGGTTGCCGAAAGTACGTGGCTTAATGAAGCGGAAAAATGGGATCATCTGAAGTACTTAAAATTTTCAAGAGTGCTAGGTTCGGAGAAGAAAAGAATAACGGCATTGAATACACCGGCTGACATTTATGTGATAAACCGTGAAAATGTTCAGTGGCTTGTCGAGTATTATAAAAATGACTGGCCGTTTGATATGGTTGTAATTGATGAATTTTCAAGTTTTAAAAACCATGCAAGCAAAAGATTTAAAGCATTGAAACTTGTGCTTGGAAAAATAGAAAGGGTAGTGGGGCTTACAGGAACGCCAGCACCAAATGGATTAAAAGATATTTGGGCACAAATATACCTGCTGGACAAAGGAGAAAGGCTTGGAAAGAATATAACGGCTTTTCGTGAGAGATATTTCGACTATTCAAAATATAGCGGGAACCCTTTTGGGGAATATGAGCTGAAGGAAGGATCAGAAAAGTCAATTATGAACAAGATAAGCGATATATGTGTTTCAATGAAGGCGGAAGATTATTTGGAACTTCCAGACATAACCTACAATACAATTCCGGTTGAACTTGACAGCAAGTCAAGAAAGCAGTACGAGGAACTTGAGAAGCAGATGATTTTAGAACTGAACGAGTCCGAAGAAATATCAGTTGCAAGTGCGGCGGCATTAACTGGAAAATTATTACAGCTTTCAAATGGAGCCATTTACGATGAAGAACGTAAGGTTCATAAGATTCACGACTGCAAGATTGAACGTTTTATGGAACTTATAGAAGAGCTTAACGGAAAACCTGCTTTAGTATTTTACAGCTTTCAGCATGATTTGGAAAGAATAAAAAAGACATTGGCGAAATCAAAATTAAGAGTAAGACAGCTTAAAACCCCTGAGGATGAAAAAGACTGGAACAGTGGGAAAATCGACATACTTCTGGCACATCCGGCAAGTGCGGCATACGGCTTAAACCTTCAGGACGGCGGAAACCATGTGATATGGTTTGGGCTTAACTGGAGCCTTGAACTTTACCAGCAGGCAAATAAAAGGCTTCACAGACAGGGGCAGAAGGAAAAGGTTATAATCCACCACCTTGTAACACAGGACACAAGGGATGAGGATGTAATGAAAGCCCTGCAGAGCAAAGGAGACGTTCAGGAAGAACTTTTACAAAGTCTGAAGGCAAGAATTGAAAAATATAAAAAAGAAGAGGAGAAATAGATGGAACAGTGGGAAATGATGGCTAAAATGGTCAAGGAATTTTATTTGGCTTTCAAGCAGGAAGAATTTTTAAATAAGGATATGACGGAAGAGAGAGAGCATTTAAGAGATTTACTGCTTATGGAAGAGAAAACAGAGTACATGAAAGCCGAAATAGAAAATGATACAGTAGGAAAACTGGATGCAGTTGTGGATATGGCTTATGTGTATATAGGAACATTATTGGAGCAATGTAAAGGAAATGTCGACCTTGTTGCAAGGGTCTTATACTTTGATACGATGGATCCTGAATTAATTGGGATTTTCGATAAAATTGAAAAAAATAATTTTAACGGGATATTTCTTTCGGCATTTAAAGAAGTTCATCGTTCTAATATGACGAAATTAGATAAGAATGGACAACCTGTTTATTGCACGAAAGGAGCTAAAAAAGGTAAGATTGCTAAAAGTGAACTGTTTGAAGAACCGAAGTTAAAAGAAATTATTGAAGGAGAAGACAAGATTGAAACAAGTGATTATTTACAGTGAAAATGGAAATGGTGTAATAGTTAGAAAGAAGAGTAAAAAAGAATTAGAAAAATGGCTAAAATGGGAAGTTGATATGAGGCAGAGATTGAATGTGCATAAAAGAATAGAAGTGTATGGATTTAATTTTAATTATAAAAATTTTTCAGATGAAACTTTGTTAATGCTGTTTGAGAAATCAAAAAAAGGGATGTTTAATAGAATGTTTATTAAAATGTACTAGAAATTCAGTGGAAAGGAAGAATAAAAAAATATATGAATGAAAAAGATATAGAAAAAATAGCAGATAAAATTCTAGAGAAAATTAAGAGTGATAAGGATATGAGAAAAGATAAGCAATTGACACCTTTTCAAAAAACAGAGAAATTATTATCAGAACTGGAACTGTTGAAAGGTGCTATTGATTCTAAAAATATGCTTATAGAGGATTTGAAGAAAGAGGGAATATCAATTCAGAAAAGAGAAACTGGAGTTAATGTGCAGTCTAGTAAAGTATACCTATCAGAATTAGAAAAAGTAGAGAATAGGATTGAAAAATTACAGGAAGAAATCGTAAGAATAGAAAATGTGATTAGCATGGTCGAAAGAGCCTTAAATACGATTAGGAACGATAAATATTATAATATAATCGAGATGAAATACTTTGAAGATTTGACTTTTGAAGATATAGCCGAGAAATTAAACATTAGTGTAAGAACAGCAAAAAGGCATAAAAACTTTATGATTAGGCAACTGCAGTTAATTATTTTTTCAGATGATGTGTTAAAAAGTATATTAAATTAAAAATTGGCACTTTTTTGGCATTGTATATAATTTTTAATATGTTATAATATGTTAAGATGTAAGAGTATGAGTTAATCACTTGTCATTAAACCTTAAATTTTTGTAAGTGTAAGACAGTTTAAAAGCTGTCTTTTTTTGTTTGTTTATAAATATTTTATTGCCTTGTAATTCGGCAGCCGCTTAGAATTGCGGAGTATTTTTATTTTTGAGGAGGTGGAGAACTTGACATGAAATTGACGGAGAAACAGAAAAGATTTGCGGATTATTACATTGAAACTGGAAACATAACAGAAGCAGCGATAAAGGCAGGGTACAGTAAAAAGACAGCGAGAGTTATTGGACAAGAAAACTTGCAAAAACCTGCTATAAAAAGCTATATCGACGAGAAATTGGAAGCTATGCAGGATGAGAGGACAGCATCTGCTAAGGAAGTGCTTGAGTTTTTGACCAAATCAATGAGAGGTGAGCTTGACGAGGAAGTTGTTGTTATTGAAGGGACTGGCGATGGAACAAGCGAAGCTAGAAAAATAAAAAAACAAATTGGATTGCGTGAAAGAATTAAATCGGCAGAATTGCTTGGTAAACGATATAGATTGTTTACAGATAAAGTTGAAGTTGAAGGAGTTGTGCCTGTCATGATTGTAGGTGAGAGCGAACTTGAAGAGTAGAAAAGTGAATCTGCCGGAACTTGTTGGAAAAGGATACAGAGATTTTTGGAATTTCAAGGGAAGATACAGAGTATGTAAAGGCAGTCGTGGGAGCAAAAAGAGCAAGACAACGGCGTTATTTTTTATTTATTCAATGATGAAATATCCTGGGGCAAACTTGCTTGTGGTAAGAAAAGTTTATCGGACGTTAAAGGACAGCTGCTTTACAGACTTGAAATGGGCCATAAATATATTAGGGGTACAGGATTACTGGTCAGTTAAGGAAAGTCCATTAGAGATAATTTATATTCCTACTGGGCAGAAAATATTATTTAGAGGACTGGATGACCCGCTTAAAGTTACTTCAATAACAGTTGAGACAGGAAATCTATGCTGGGCGTGGATTGAGGAAGCCTACGAGATAAACAAGGAGCAGGATTTTAATATGCTTGACGAAAGTATAAGAGGTACTGTTGAAGAGCCTTTATATAAGCAGATTACACTCACGTTTAACCCCTGGAACGAACGGCACTGGCTCAAAAAAAGATTTTTTGATGTTGAAGACGAAAATATAATGGCAAAAACGACTAATTATATGTGTAATGAGTGGTTAGATGAGTCTGATAAAAAACTGTTTGAAGATATGAAAAAGAATAACCCTAGGCGTTATCAAGTGGCCGGCTTAGGTGAATGGGGAATTGTTGAAGGTCTTGTTTATGAGAATTGGAGAGAGTTGGAATTTGATTGGAGAGAAATTTTAAATAAAAGGCAAAAAGCAAAAGCAGTATTTGGATTAGATTTTGGGTATACGAATGACCCTGCTGCTTTTTTTTGTGGAATAATGGACCAGGAACAAAAAGAAATTTATGTTTTTGATGAAATATATCAAAAACGGATGCAAAATACGGTTATTTACAGAAGCATAGAAAAACTCGGGTTCAGGAAAGAAATAATAACTGCCGACAGTGAGGAACCAAAGAGTATAGAACATTTAAGAAGTTTGGGTTTGACAAGGATAAAAGCATCTAAAAAAGGGAAAGATAGTATAAATGCTGGAATACAATTTATTCAGGATTTTAAAATTTTTATTCATCCAAGATGTGTAAATTTTTTAACAGAGATATCTAATTATGCTTGGGATAAAGATAAATTTGGAAAAGCAGTAAATAAACCGATAGATGACTTTAATCATTTAATGGATGCCATGAGATATGCACTTGAGGATTATATGAGAAATAATCGGATGAAGACAATTAATAAAAATATATTGGGGGTGAGATGATGGAATTAAAAACATTGGAGAAAGCATTGTGGGATTTTTTAGTAAATGATTTAGCGAGGCTACAAAAACTGGAAGATTATTATGTCGGTAGACATAAAATATTGAAAAAACCCAACAGGTTGAAGGAGAAACCAGATAGTAAACTTATCCACAATTTTCCAGGATATATAACTACGATAGCAACAGCTTATTTTATTGGGAAAAATATTAATTATAAGTTATTGGAAGATAATTTAGCTAGTGAGTACGAGATGGTTGGAAAATATTTAGCAACAGAGGAAGAGCAGCAGTGTAATTATGAGCATGCTGAAAACTGTTCAATTTTTGGGCGGTCGTATGAGTTGTGGTATAGAAATATAGATAATACGATAAATTTTAAAACACTGGATCCTCGAGATGTTTTTGTCATTAGAGATAATACGATAGATAAAAATATAAAATATGCGATTCGGTGGAATAAAGAAAAAAACGAAAACAATGAGTATGATTATATATTGGAGATTTACGATAACAAAACTATAACTGTTAATACATTTACTTCTGTTATGGATTTTGAAGGGATTATACTAACTCCACACGGGCAAGGCGAAACTAGATTACATGGATTTAACAAAGTACCAATTATTGAATTTGCGAACAATAAAAGGAAACTTGGGGATTTTGAAAAAGTAATAACACTGATTGATGGATATAATGAAGCGGTATCAACTTCATTA